AGATTGATGAGCGAAACCCTCAAAGAGTTAAATTCGTATATTCACCATATATGAATCCAAATAGTGGATATTCGCCTGCATCATCTGGAAATAAAAAAGAATATGAAAACTATGAGGTTGCACATTTTCGATTAAATTCTGATTCAAATTTTTTACCGTATGGTAAATCGATGATTGAAGGAGCTAGACGTGTTTGGAAGCAGTTATCGCTTATGGAGGATGCGATGTTAATTCACAGAGTGATGCGTGCACCTGAAAAAAGAATATTTAAAATCGATGTTGGTAATATACCACCAAACGAAGTGGATAACTATATGCAAAAAATTATTAATTCTTCAAAAAAAGTTCCATTTATCGATGATAGAACGGGGGATTATAATTTAAAATATAATATGCAAAATCTCATTGAAGATTATTATTTGCCAGTACGTGGTAGTGATAATGGAACTTCAATAGAACCATTGCCTGGCATGGAATATGATATGACGGGGGATTTAAATTACTTAAAGGGTAAGTTAATGGCATCCCTCAAAATTCCAAAAGCATTTTTAGGATACGAGGAAGATGTTAGTGGAAAGGCTACGTTAGCAGCACAAGACATCCGTTTCGCAAAAACAGTTGAACGTATTCAGAGAGTATTAATTTCGGAACTAACGAAAATAGCAATAGTTCACTTATATGCACAGGGAATAGAGGATGATGCATTAGTTGATTTTACTCTCGAATTAACCGCACCATCTAAAATATATGAGCAAGAAAAAGTAGAACTGTATACATCCAAAATGCAATTGATACAGTCGATGCAGGAAACGAAAATGTTTTCAAAACAATGGATGTATGAATCTATTATGGGAATGGCACAAGATGAACAGGATGCTCAAACACTTGCTATATTGGATGATACCAAACAGGCATTCCGTTTAGCATCAATAGAAACACAAGGTGTTGACCCGGCAAAAGAAACAGGAACCGAAGGACCAACCGATGTTGAAGAAGAAATTCAAAAAATTAAAAATGAATTAGACCAGGAAGGTAGGGCTGGTAGACCTAAAGATCCGGTTAGATATGGAAAAGATGATCATCCATTAGGAAGAGATCCGTTTGGAATAAAAACAAATAAACAGAAGGATACGAATGTGAAATATAAACCGAGAAAACATTCTTATTTAGAGGTATTTAAGGATATGGATGGTAATAAAAAGACTATATTATCGGAAGATATTGATAAATTTTAATATTCTTAAATAATTGTATATTTATATAAAAATAAAAAAGAAATTATAGCAATTGATGAAAAATATTAAACATTCTAAGTTTAAAAATACAGGATTCATTTTTGAATTGCTGGTAAGACAGATTACATCGGAAATCATGTCTGGAAAAAGCAACTCAGTTGCTGAAAAAATATTGAAAGAATTCTTTTCACCCAAGAAAGAATTATCTAAAGAATTGAAATTGTATCAATATTTAACGAAAGAGAAGTATAATTCAGAATCTAAAGCTGAAAAGTTTGTTGATACGATATGCGAAGCCCGTAAAAGACTTGACGAACAAAAGATTACGAAAGAAAAATATAATTTGATTAAGCGGATAAAGGAATCATATAATTTGGATGAGTTTACAAAATCATCTATTTCAAATTATAAATCACTGGCATCCATATATAAATTATTTGAGGCTACTATATCAACGGAATCATATGAGCCAAAGGATATTTTTAACTCCAAGTTCACTATTATTGAAAATATAACAAATTCATCAATTCAAACCAAAGATAAACTACCAAACGATAGGGTATTGGATGAATATAGAAATCAAGATGAATCAATTAGAATACTATCTTATAAATTGTTAGTAGAGAATTTTAATAAAAAATATAGCAATTTATCCATAGGACAGAGAAAATTACTCAAAGAGTATATTAACAATATCAATAATACAGGAAAATTAAAAGAGTATGTTGATACGGAAGTAAATACTTTATCCGAAGGTTTGAAGCAAATTGGAGTTGATATTACGGATAAAGTTACAAAAATAAAACTAGCGGAAACTATTTCTAATATTAAGAAAATAAAATCCGTTAAGAAATTAAGAGAATCGCATTTATCGGCTTTGATGATGAGTTATGAATTACTGAAAGAATTAAAAAATACTTTAAATAAATAAAATGACGAATTACAGAATATCCCAATACGATGTAATATCATCTGGCAGTGCTACCTATACGATTAACAATGTAGTTGGAACACCTATTACGGGTTCATCTGGAAATACATTAGATAGAGTGTGGGGAGTAATGAAAGAACATGATAATTCCACAGCCACTATTGCATTGAGCGGAGGAGGTTCATTAGCAGGAACACATATGATTACGGGACAAATATATCCTTGCTATCCAATCTCAATTAAAGTATCAAGTGGTTCATTTGGACTATTATCTTAATTAAAAAATACGAAAAAATGCCAGCTGTATCAAAAGCACAACAACGATTTATGGGAATGGTTCATGCTACCCAAAAGGGTGATATGGAAACGCCATCTAAAGATGTTAAAACTGTAGCTAAATCTATATCCAAACAAGATGCTAAAGATTTCGCATCAACTCCGCATAAAGGACTTCCTGACAATATAAAAGAAATGATATTATCAGAATTACGTTCAATTGGAATTATCCAAAAGGAGTATTTTTCAGTAATCGATGATATTAAAAAAACATTATCAGCATATAAAGATAATAAAGGAACTGATAAAGAAAAACAAATCGTTAGTAAACTAAAACTCCTAAACGATAAAAAGAAAAAGTTATCAGATGAGATGGATGGTAAGGTTAGTAGTATGTATAAGGATGCCGAATTACAAGTAGATGAGGCCAGCACAACTGCGAGTGCAGATGGTTACGCAACACCATATGCATTTTCAAAACCAAACCAAACTAAAAATAAAAACAATAAATTAGCTAGAGTAAGTGGTGGAACATTGGTGGATGAATTAGATGAATCAGTAAACGAAGATCAAAGTTGGAAAAGATTGCTAGACCCTTATAATTGGTTTAAGAGTAAAGATATTTTTCAAAACCGATTTAAAAATACACCATCTTCAGTTGTTCAAGAATTAATAAAATTGACTAAGAAAAACGGAGATGATGTTAAAGTAGTTGGAAACAACGTATGGGGATTTAGTGATAAAAGTGGAAAGGATAATCAAGCGTTATGGCAGTATTCAAATGGACATTTATACTATACAAACCCACATCATAAATCTACATATGATACTATTATACCAAAGTTGGTTAACTCCAAAAACGAATCAGTAAATGAAAACCTAAACGAATCGGAAATTACTCCATTATTGATTAAAGGTTTAGTTGGAATACTTGCCGCCGGTGGAGCCGCAGTTGTAAAGGTAGTCGCTCGTACGTTAGTAGATAGAGTTATCGATGGTGCAATTCTAACATATCATGATATCAAAAATATTGTAGCACCGGAGCCGTATATTAAATTCTTAAAGGAATTACAAAAAAATGATAAATTCAATAAGGAATTCATTGGAATAATATTGTCAGATAAAACAGGCGAAGCATCATATAAATTATTTCGTATTTTAAGTGGTGATATGCCGCCGCTCCAATCTTTTGTAGAAGCATTTGATAAATTCACATCTCAGCAAAACATTAGTGGGGATGATAAAAAATCATTGCTAAGAAAAATACAAAATAGAATGGCTATGTCCTATATGTTTGGTTGGAGAGATGTTCATAAAAATCTTAAAAAGAAATACCCAGATCTTACTAAAGATTTACTAGAGGGGAAATTGAATGAAAATCGTTGGATGGATATTAAGAATGAAGATTCGCCGGCAACCACTAAAGTAAATAAAGGAATATCCAACATAAATAAACAACTTGCGGAAATTGAAAAGTTTTTAGGTTGGTATGGTAAATTAAAATCGGAAAATGGATTGGGAAATGAAGATTTATGGAAAAGAACAAATTCCCATATTTATTCAATAAAAGAGAGATTATTAAATTTAGAAAGAAAACTCAGAAAAATATCAGAATAATATGAAACTATCACAATTAAAAGAATTTATAAAAACAGTTGTAAGGGAGGAGCAGGACTACGAACAACTATTTAAAACGATGTTGGCCAAAACCGGAAAGTCAATACCCGATATGTCTGATGATGAAAAGAAGAAATTTTTCAACGATGTAGATGATTCTTACAAAGCAAAATCGGAATCCAAATTACGAGGATACGGCAAATCAGTAAACGAAGGAAAATACGATACTGATTTAGATAAAGTTGAAGCAGCGGTTAAAAACGCAACATCTTTTATGGGGGTGGGCGCTGAATTGAAGAAAGCTGGTATCAAATATGATTTCTCAACTTCAATGATACCAATGTATAGAATTAAAGTATCCGGTAACACTATTGCAATTGTAAATAAAAAATACGCAGCTGGCGCAGAAAGAAATGTTAACGATATAGCCATTGGTTTGTTGGAAGGTATAGTAAGAGGATACGGTAAATCAGTAAACGAAGCCGCATTTCGGACATTGTTCACACATTCTATTTGGAAAAAACGTGGAGTGAATTATGTAGATAGCAATTTCGTAAACGACTGCAAAGGTAAAATACCACTTTCAGACCTTGTTCATGTTGGTATGGGTGATTTCGTATTGAAGACACCACATGGGGATATTGAATTCGATAGAGTTAGTGAGCAATTTGATGGAATGAGTGGTAGGGCTCATAGAATGACAGGTAATAAGGAATTGATGGATATGTTATTTAAAAAAATGAAGGCTAGAGTAGTTCATTCGGAATCGGTAAACAAATCAATTAAAACCCG